AATAACAATAACAATAATCAAACTACGATGCACAGCTCTGACGCAGACGGAGCTGGATTTGCAGTACATAAAGAAACAAAACTATCTGCGCACGAAACAGTCACGTTTGTTGATGGTGACTCTCCATGGTCATATGACCTTGTTAATAATAGAGATTCTACTTATCAATTAGCTGGTTTTTCTGATGCCGAATTGGGCAACTTTCTGTCGCGTCCAGTAAAGATTCAGGAATTCCAGTGGACTCCAGGGGGAACTCGACTGTTTCAAACTTTTAACCCCTGGTCTGACTTCTTCTCAAATTCGGATGTTTTACAAAAGATAAATAGATTTCGTAATTTGCGGTGCAATTTGAAAATGAAAGTTCTAGTAAACGGTAACTCTTTTTATTATGGAAGAGCATTATTATCATACAATCCTTTTTTGGTCGATGATGATGTAACCAAGAATAGAGCATTTTTCGAACAAGATTTAGTTCAGGCGTCGCAAAAACCACATCTTTTATTAGACCCAACAACATCCCAAGGTGGTGAAATGATACTACCTTTTGTTTGGCCTGAAAATTGGGTGGATATAACCGCTTTAAATTGGGAAGATGAAATGGGATCTTGCACTATACATGACTTTGATATTTTACGTCATGCTAATGGTGGCACGGATCCAATAACCGTAGTCGTGTTTGCATGGGCAGAAGATTTATCGTTATCTGTACCCACTACTGCTCAAGCTCAATCTGGAACTTCTGATCGTCCTCTAGATGAGTTTGGTTTCCCTTTACCATACGAAGAACAAGCTAAAGGAAAACCTAAAAATAAGAACAGTAAAAAGTATACAAATCAATCAAATAATGATGAATTTCAGAATAATGGTCTTATTAGCAAACCGGCTTCCACCATTGCCAAAGTTGCCGATGCTTTGTCAATGATACCCGTTCTTACTCCATATGCCAAGGCAACTTCTATGGTAGCTAGTAAAATAGGACAAGTAGCAAAAATATTTGGTTACTCTCGTCCTCAAGTTTTACATGACACCTTGACTTATACTCCTAGGTATATGGGTAATCTCTGTAACACTGACGCTCCGGAACCCCTTGTGAAGTTATCAGTAGATTCTAAAAATGAATTAACTATTGATACACGAGTGATGGGTCTGGGCGGTCATGATGAATTAACGATTAATTCGATAGCTCAGCGCTATTCGTATTGGCGTCAATTTGATTGGCCAGAAACGGCTGTAACTGATAGTTTGTTAACGTCAATGAAAGTAACGCCAGCATATAATCAAATTTTGTCGGCCGCACCGGTAACAGAGATACACCCCACGGCAATAGCCTTTGCAGCCACACCCTTCCAATTTTGGCAAGGTTCTATTAAATTTCGGTTTAATGTTGTGGCATCCGAATATCACCGTGGCAGATTGAGGATAGTTTACAATCCTTCTACCTTGCCAGGAGGAGCAATACCTTTTAATCAAACTTATTCTTCAATTATTGATATTACTGAAGATAGAGATTTTGAATATGAGGTGAGGTGGGCTGATGTAAGGGCTTGGGCTAATACTCTTGGGATAAGTAGTATGGCCTCTACTCCATTATATAGTGACGTTGCACCAATTACTGGTGGAACAGCAAATGATAATGGAACATTGTCTGTATATGTGGTAAACGAATTAGCAACACCATCTTTAACTGCAGCAGATGTTAAAATTCAAGTATGGGTTGCTGCTGGAGACGATTTTGCAGTAAGTGTGCCTTCTTTTGATGCACTAAATGATTTATCCGTATATCAAGAACAATCAGAAGTTGCACCAGATACTATGGCTACTACTACAGACACTTCTAATATCCCAACTTCCCCAGAAGACACTTACACTTTCGGAAATTCTATAAGTGATGATAATCAGTATCTTGTTTACCAGGGCGAGCGCGTGGTATCATTCCGCGATTTGCTTAGAAGGTACCAATATCATTATTCTTATTACCCAGGAGCATTCGGTTCTACTGCAGAGAGACGACTAGTTTCTCTGCGTATAACAGATTTTCCTTTTTACCGAGGGTGGGACCCAAATGGACCTGATTTAGGTGTAGATTCAGTTTTAGCGAATTCTCCCTATACTTTTTCTGGGATGACTTTAATTAATTATTTAACGCCTGCTTTTGCTTTACGTAGAGGTGCATTACGGCACAAGATAATCGTGTCCAGTATGGCCACTTTTACGGGGTCTACTATAAATGTTTCACGATTTAGTACCGGAAATGCTACTAATACAGGAACTTCAACCACGTTGAATAGTATTGTAACTGGAGCAAGGAGGAAGAATGTAGCTTCCACTAGTCGCAATACTTTAGCAGGTTCGCATATGACTCCATATAATAATAATCCTTGCTTGGAATACGAAACACCATTCTATACTTTAGGACAGCGTTTCGTCCCAGCAAGAGATTTGGATCGCTATGCGGGCTTGGGTAATGGACATGAAATCAGCATTGATTTGCCTGGCGGACTTGACGTTCGTGATGTGCGAATTGATAAGTATGTTTCCATTGCCGAAGATTTCCAGTTAGGACTTTTTACTGGTTCCCCTATTTGGTTCGTATATGTCGATCCTGTTGCAGCTTAAACCAAAATATTGTGTCGTCTTCTCTATTATGGGCGTTCTGTATTAGGAAATACAGATTATTAATAGCCAGAATAAAACTTAGAAGAAATTTGATCATAGTCATTTTGGAGAAATAAATCGAGTAATTCGGTATACAGTTTAAGTTTAAAATTAAAGTCAAAAACAAAAACTTGGGTCACGTTTTGCATACGTTTAAAATGCTAAAGACGTCTTATGACGTCATTCACCACCCGGCGGTCGGGTGGGGGGGAATATTATTTTATTCTCCTAGACGAGATGTTTACATCTTACGCAAAGCTACTTGTAGTTAAGAGGTTTTTTAAATAACCTTAGTAAGATGTTCGCATCTTACTAAGGTAAAATTTTTTACTCTTGATCGCAAGTTTCTAAGCGTAGTCTAAAATTATTTCCTGTAATTGGTCCTTATGAGGTGAAATCCTCGCGTGCAATTACATCTGGAATTAGACCGCTC